CTCCGACGACGACAGCCCCTCAAAGTCTCTAGCCGACAGGCCGATGGCGGCCAGTGACGCGGCAGCCTCCTTGCCACCGTTGGCCGCCTTCGTGATCGTAACCTGTGCCTTAGTGAACGCCCTGGCAAGATCCTCAGTCGAAGCACCGGACAACTTGGCAGCAAGCTGCAGGGCCGTGAGCTCGTTGTATGAAATGCCGAGCTCGCGGGCGAGGTTGCTGGTTGACTCCACCGACTGGTCAATGCCGCGCACGTAGCTGCCAAAGCTAGACGCTACAGTCTGAATGCTCGAGATAAACGCTCGGCCAATCTCAATCGTCTTTAGCACGCCCAGGTCAGACGCTGCCTTCTGTGCGGCATTTCCGAGCTTGCCAAGCTGCGAGGCGGCATCGTTGACGCCTTGCGCCATGCCGACAGAAGATGCCGTGATTTGGAAGTTCAGACCTACAGCTGTCGCCATGGCTACTGCTTCTTGTTCAAGTCCGCGGCCATTCGCCGCAGCGTTTCCTGTATCTGTGTCCGGTGCTGCGGCTTTCGTTTCTTCGTCGGCACGAACTCATCCGGGTCTGGCGTCTGGCCTCGCTTGCAGTACGGTGCCAGGATCGCCGCGGCCAGCGTCGCGGTCTGCTCCCACTCGCCGCCGAGCGGCTCATAGTACGTGTGAAATGCAATCCACCGGCTGAACTCTCTGCTATCCATTCGCTCAAACAATTCGCCCAACGTCATGCCCAGGTGCCCGGCCAGCCGCATGGCGAACAGCAGCGTGGGCCGGGCGCTCATTCCCCCGCGAGTTCTTGCACGTCCTCCATGCTCATCGCATTGTGCTTCATCGCACGATTAAACAGCCGATCCACCACGGCGATGCTCTTGCTGGCGAGCTGGTCGATCTCGGCGTCGGTGAACAGCCGCAGCCCGTCCTTGTCGCACAGGCACCGCGCCAGGAACTTGCTGCGAAAGTTCTGCACACCACGCTCTTTGTTGGCCAGCCATTCGCACTCGTAGGCGTCTCGCTCGCCCACCGTCATGCAGCGGATGTAGACGTCGCCTCCCCACTCACGCACGTGCACCTTGAGCACGTTGAGATCCTTGGCCCCGAGGATGGCATCTTTCGTCAGATCCATGGCAGCTCCTACTGATCGAGAATGCGAAACGTAACTGTGTATTTCGTGACGCCGTTGAGCTCGGCGTCTACGCTGACACCCTCATAGACTGCCTGCACTGTCAAGCCACAGCCGCCGCCGGATATGACGAGCTGCTGAAGAACACCGACGTTGGCCGTGGTGATGCCAGTGGCATCCAGGCACTGCAGCGACACGGTGCCGATTTCGTCAGACCACGGCGCTGTACGGCCGCGAGCGCCGCCGCCGCCGTAGTTCCATGACAGAGATTGCATCTCCGCAAACGTGACGCTGCCCCACGTCGCGCTGATGCCTGTGGAATACGTGGCCACGGAGCCCTCCGTGGCGATCAGGCCAACGAGAAGTCAGCCGAGCCACGCACCACGTCGTTCACGGTGAGCGTCACGCTCGAGCTGTTGCACGTGGCAGGTGCAGACACGGACACGCCGCCTGTGATCTTCAGCGTGCCAGTGGCGTTCTGCGCGATGACCGAGTTGCCGATGTATTCAATGCTGACGGTCTTGCCCGTGTCGGTGGTGCCGGCCGAGCCGACCAGCGGACGCGACTGAGACAGGACTGACGCGCCGGTGGTCTGGCCGAGGTGGCTGATGTCGATGGCATCGCCGCCACCGCCGCCCGTTGAGCCAAGCGTGTACGTGATGCTCGTGACGGTGAAGTTGGTGCCACCGAAAGAAAACGTCGTGCCTGAACTGTCATGAGGCGTGACGGCCATGCGTTATGTCTCCTGCCACCAAACGTCGTACTGCTGGGTGATCTGATACGCAGGCGGAAGTTCCGCTCCCGCCAGCGTCACAAAATCGTCACTCTCCTGCTCGAGCGACGTTTGTTTCACTTCTGTATTGTTCAGAGTTCCCCCGTATCCATCCAGAACCGAACGCATGGAGTCGGCCACGTCGCGGGCTTGCTCGTAGGTCAGCCCGAAGATGCTGTATTCCACGCTTGTCACCGGCATGCCCATTGGGGCGGCCAGCGTCTGCTGCCGGCGAACCGCCACTCGCCGCCAGGTCACGAACGGCAAGGTGGCCGTGGCCGGGGCAATGACCGGGTAAATGCGAGTGCCGATGAGCGTGGCCACGGCATTGTTGGCCACCAAGGCGGAACGCAGCACGGCTTCTGGCGACTTCATTGCTAAAAGCCTCCGAGGTCGCCGAAACGCCGTTCGGTTTCTTTTACGGCCCGCGTGAGTGCTTTTCGCATCTCGCTGTCCAAAATGCTTTGCATCTGGCTGCGGGATTGTTGAAACGCTTTGGCAAGCGGACGCCTCGCAGGCGAGCCGGCGACAGTGCCGGTGGCGATGAAGTCCTTTGGGTACTGGCCGCGACCAGACCCCGTAAATCGGCCGCGTCCTTTGAACGACGAAAGGATTGCTCGCGGGCTCGCCTGCGCCTTGCCACGCAGGAAGATGGTATTTACGCGGCCGTTGACAATGACTCGCTTTTTCCCGAGTCGCGTGCTCTTGCCTGCTGTTCTTGGCTTGGTGCCGTACTCGACGAGGTGTGAGTGATACGCCCGGTTCGGACCCTTGAGGACCGTTCCACCTTCAAAGGCAGGTGTCGCACCCTTCTGGCTGCCTTGGCCAGTAGGGCGGCGAAAACCAATAACGACGACACTAACTGGCAGTTGTTGCTGGTTGTTGGTGTATTCCCTTTCAGCCTTGCTGACACTAGCAAGAAGATTTCCAGTTACCTGGCGGATGGAGCCAACCTGAGAACGTAGGGCCTCCTGCCCAGGCTTGGCTGCCTTGCGAAGCGCCCGCATTTGATACTTGAGGCTGATGTCTTTCGGCAGCGACTTGAGGGCCGCAACGATGTCATCAATGACGGCCAGGCCATACTCGGCCTTAGCAGACTTGCCTTTCCCAACAGACAACCGAATCAGCGACGGGCCTTCCGCGAACACGCTAGCCATCTCGCGTCTCCTGGCAGACGGCTTCGTGCTCGCTGCGGTTGCCGTGCTCGAGCAGGCTGACGATGTTCAGCGTTCGGCTGCGCCACGAAAACCGCATGTTCTGTGTCAGTCCCGGCAGGTACCGCACCCGTACCTTGTGTGTGATTTCGACTTCCTGCTGCCCGGCCGCCAGGGCCTCGCGGGCGGAAACGCCTTCCACGCTCGCCCACACAGCGGACGAGTTGCTCCACGCCAGCACCGTCTCGCCGAGGGCGTTGGTCGTGCCGCTGGCAATCTGCACCGTCACCCGCTCGCGGAGCTTGCCGGCGTCAATCATCGGTAGCTGCCCCAGCGCTGCGAGTCGAGAAGCGACCTGACGCCGAAAGGCACCTCAGATGCGCCGAGGCTGTCAGAGGAGGCACGCCGCTCGTACCACGTTCCAATCAGCATCAGCATGGCGTGCCGGATCGCTGCAGGGACGCTCGTGCCGCTGGAGCCGTAGCCAGCCCACCACGTCACGGTGACGGCGTTGTAATCGTCGAGGTTCCCAGGCCACGTCCCGGCCCGCAGCTGCCGCACGACGCCCGGGGTGGCCTGGCGGTCCACCCGGTACTCCGTGGCCGCCAGAGTGGCCGTGGACTCGTCTCCGAGCGTGTAGGTGAGGCTTACGGCCGTGGTCGTGCCGGCGGTGGACACGGGCGGCCTGGGCAGCTCGATCTCGTAAGGAAACGAGTCCAGACGCGCCGTCCACTGGGTATGCACCAGGGTGCGGTCGAGGTACTCCTCCACCCATTGCCGGGCGGCCGTGATGAGCGTGCCGATGTACGTGTCGTCGTCGCTCGTGTCCACGCGGCAGTGGGCCTTCGCCTCGGCAAGCGTGACGGGCTCAACCGCCGGCGGCGTCGTTCGGGTCAGGCTTCGGTACTGCACGTCGTCCTCGTTTCCGCGGCGTGGCGTCGGCCGTCTCGGCCTGGTGCTCGACGGCCGCCGTCTCGATC